CTAAAGATACCTGCTCAGCAAATTCTGCTGTATACTGAACTATCGAAATAGATTCAGTTTGAGCAAAATTAGCAACCCATACAAAAAGGGCAATTCCCGTTACATTCCATTTCATTTATTTTTACTTATTTGATACAATCTCTCATCAATCTTATTAAGTTGTTCTTTAATTTCTCCGACTGATTTTTCTAAACCCTCTACCTTTTCATTAGTGTTAGATATTTCTGATCGCACCAACTCATCTTTATAACTCCACTCAATTTTAGAGACTTCGGGTTTAGGTAATTCTTTTGCTACAGCTATATCAGACTTCAAAGCAAAATACATACTTGCTAAACTAATAGCACCACCTACTATAATACCTATAGTTTTAAGATCTAAAGTTACATTGGTATTCTCACCTATCTTAGTCATCCTTTTTTAGCTTTTTAGATTTTGCTTTATATTCACTCCATCCATCAGGGGCTTTACCCTTCCATTCTATAATAGCATTATTCCCATCTAACTGAATCTTATGTGAGTGCGGGGTAGGTATGCTATTGATTTTATGTATTAATTCTTTTCTAGATTTAAAATTATATTTCATCTTTTTTTATTTTATAAAGTTTTTACTGAAGTGTTTAATATATTTTTTGCCTCAGTTTCTTTTTGTGTAACCCCATCAGTACCTAAAGCATCTTTAACCCAACCTATAACTACAGACTCAGTTAAATCATCAAATGGTGTAAAATTAGATAAATCAGAGGTAGAAACCTCTTGTTTATCATCTAAGGTAGAGCCACCTACACCCGGCTCATCATATTCTATAAAATAATTTACTAAATAAACTACATCAGTAAGATTATCATAATTATTATAGACATTTACGTTTTTTATTTTCCAAGTGTACATATTATTAAGTTTTAAGGTTGAAAGATGAAAGTTGCTGAAATCCCAAATAGTTTACCTGTTTGTGAACCCGATACTGTTGAAGTGAAAGCAAAGCTAATTCTATCACCTTTTGAAAGTGATAAACTTGGACTTACTTCACCATACATTCCTACAGAGGCGGGATTAGTTATCGTTACAGTTCCAAGGGATGTAAAAGTAGAAGTTGAATTAAGCGCATATTCTAAAGTATAACCATCAGCTGATGGCGTTCCTTGATTATTACCCAAAAAAACTTTTGTTAATGTACAATCATAAGGCGCCGTATATATATCATCATAGTTAGGAGTACCACTAGCTTCGTTTACATATTTAATAGGTATATTATATCGTGTCCCAATACTATTTGATGAGTGATAAAAATTAGAATAAATAATAACTGTGTCCGTACCACCGCCACCACCTGATCCATTGGCTGCTGCTGTTATTCTACCCTGAGCATCTACTGTAATATCTGCTGAGGTATAACTACCCGCTGAAACCGCAGTATCATCTAAGGCTAGTGTAATGGTATCAGATGCACCATCAACTGTAGAGGTAATAGCCGTTCCTCCTGCTATATCTAAAGTATCTCCTGTACTTACCACTCTAGTTCCACCCACATCTCCTGTTATATTAAAGTCTGTAAGGTTCGATGGGCTAATTCTTACGTTATCTGTGCCATCATAACCTACAACAAAATCTACATCTGCGGTAGTTGTTTTTAAATCAAATTGTGAAAACTTTTTATTTGCCATTTTATTTTATTTTATTCTCTTGTTATATATGCACCTAATTCAGTAATTATATAATCACCTAACTCAGTTAGTATCTCAAAAAACCTTGTAGGATCTACATACTGCTCATATATATTTCCCCAAGTATCAGATACGAATCCCCAGTCTGTAGTTTCGTATATCTTACCCCACGCCATTTTAAGTAGTATATTCATAGTAGATGTCCCCCCATCGATCCTCTTCAGGAAGTCCCCACCAAGTTGTGTTATATATATTTCCAAATGCCATTATTTATTAGTTTTATAAGTTATTGTTACGTTTTGTGTATTATTGCTATACCAATTCATATTTAAATACTTTTTTAATTTTACTATATTTTTACTTTTTGGTTTGTATATCACAGCACCCAGCCATTAAATAATCCATCACTTGAAGGATATACGTCCCCTCCTATGTTTTGACTATATTCAGGAAACAAATTACTATTAGCCCCCATATAATCTAAAAATCGATTTGTATAATACTCCGCGGTATTTCTGGCCTTCTGCACTAAAAAATCAACCTCAGTTTTACTTACTGTCTCCGCATTCTCAGAAGTATGTTTATAAATCCCTCCTTGCTTTATTGCATAAGCAGCATACGGAATATACTCTGCTTGAGCGTACCATATTAACATAGGTTGTACATATTCGTTTACTAATGTTAAATAGTTTCCCGCTAAACCAGAGCCAGAAATATCAGCACCTATCTTATCATATAACTTAGTTCCTAAGTAATTTTGTATTTCAATCTCTTGCGCTACTTTTACGAATTGAATAAATTTATCCGTGTCTACATTTCCGTCAATGATAGAATTTTTTACTAAGTCCGTTCTCGATATAAATAAAACCGTTGCCATAATTACCTTTTTAAATTATCATAAGTGAATCCCATTTTATTCCAATATGCCGCAGTATATCCTTCGTATTCCATATTTCTTGGTGCTATAGCTACTTTTTTAGCATTAGTCTTAGGCTTAAAACCTTCGCTTATTGCTTTGTTTGTACTTACAGTATCTCCTAAACCTCTTTTACCATCTTTTCTAGCATATATCTTTCTAGTCCATCTATGAAAGCAGCGGGCACCGCCTTTCCAAAGCCATATAGAATAAGTGGCTGCACCACCTTTTCCAAAGCCTGGATTTACTGCTTGATCACTCATTGCAATAATATCTTCTTTACGATAAACTTTTTTAGCCCTCATCATTTTAACGCAAAACTCTCTTGATGAATCTGCTTTGCCTGGTGCTTTAGTGTACATATATCTAACTAAATATGTAACATCGTCTTTCTTTTTACTTTTACCATCTTGCTCACTTTCTTTATAAGGAGTTGCTTTGCCTACTCTTGCTAATTTTACTTCATTGTTTAGTTGCTCAATGTTTTCGTTTAATTCATCATCTAAATCATAGTCAACTTCGTGTTCATCAATTAAATCATATTCTTTTAATATGTCATCTTCGTTTTCTCCTAATTCTATAAACTTATCAAGCTCTGTAGACTCAATTATTTTTTCCTTTACTTTTTCCTCATTTATTTTTTTTAATTTAACCCCTGTTTCTTCTTCTCTTGTTTCCGCATCCACAACATTAGTTAAGTCTGTAAATTCAAGCGGCTGGAGCGTTTTAAAGTATAAATGAAGCGATATATCATTATAAGCAAGAATTCTATCAAAGGCGTTAATTAAAAGCGTTTGAAAGGGGCGTATTACCATATTGTCCATTAAAATACTAGCTGTTTTCAATTCGTCCGCATTACTACCAAAACCCGTATTGTCTTTTACTCCAAGTAACATAGGGCTAACAACCCTGTGTGCTACCATAATTTTTTTAGAACTTTCGTCACTTAAAAACTGATATTGATTATGGGCGTCACTTAATTGAATTGGCTCGACAGTTGCGGCAGTACTTGGATCATCATTAAAAGCTAAAATAAACTTTCCAGCATTGCTGCTTCCTGAAAATTTTTGGTATATTCTTTGCTCTATTAACTCTCTTTCCTCAGGCGACGGGGTTCCATTATTCATATTAATTAACATCGACGGAGCTAAGCCATTAAGAATGTTGTTTAGATGATAATTAGATATTTCTTGTTCAAGCTCCGCATATTGAGTTCCTCCCTCATAATCAGGCGGACTATAATATTTATAACCTGATCTATAAGGCTTAACATATAGTATCTCTAGCCCTTCGTTTGACATTCCGAACGCTGGAATTCGCCTTAGCTTTTTGTTTCGTTTGTATTTACTCCAGTCATAAAAATAATAATAAGCAGGTATTTCTCCTTTGTCATCACATTTTTCAGCTCTTAGAGTTTCAACAGGTATATGCTCTAGCTCTACAATTTTTGATCTATCTTTAGAATAAATAACTTGTATTGCACATTGCCCCATTAATTTTAAGTCGGAGCATAATCTTCTAACTACTTGATCTTTAAATAATGAAATCATCATTGCATATTGCTCAGGTTTTCTATGTGAATCTGTAGCATCTAATCCTTTTCCGTAAATCATTTCAGAAATACCATTTATAATAGCCATATTAGTTGGCGAGCCATTATATCTATCAATAAGATACCCAAAATAATTATTGTCTGATCCGAATTCAATCCAGTCAGTACCAGTCTTCTCTTTTACTTGAGGAGAAGTATAAGTGCTTAAATTAATAATACTTAATTCTGTTTTATTTTTCATATTATAATATAATCATTGTCGTAAGCATCTGTACCAGTTGGAACTGTATAAGCTCCTTGATTAACTGTGTAATAATCATTATTTGCTTGGTTAATCGTTTGATCAGTACAAAATATCTTGTCTTTATAAATAACACTTGATCCCTCTTTTACTGTTAAGTCATAAAATCTTCCCTCTACTAATACTGGACTTAATGCTTTAGATATTACTAGATAATTCTTATCCGTTGTTGTACTTATTGATGAGTATGTAGTTTCATTGTTTGTTGAATTATCTCTCAATATCATACTAACAGTACCTGCATAACTTCTAGGAATAATCTTTAAAGTTTGTGATGACGCGGATGTAGTTAAGTGTATCATACTTATATAACGTACTTTCTTTAAATTTTGTACATAAAAAAAGAGAGGCGTATTGCTACAACCTCCCTCTTATTACATTTAATCTACTACAATATACAAAAAAAAAGGGAAGTACAAAACTTCCCTCCTAACAAAAACTAATATTTATGAAAACTTAAATTAAGTTAAAGCAAAGATATAAAAAAAAGGAGTACGATTTACATACCCCTTTAATTTTATTGATTTTAATTATTCCTATTAGTTAGGAGTAATTTGTGATCCTTGATTAGCTCCTGTTACTACACTAGCCTGAGTGAAGTCTGGTGCTGCTTTCTCTGTAGCTACAAATGTTAAAGAGTATCCACTCTTATCTCCCATAGCCGCTCCTGTACCAAAAGTACCTGTAGTTAATTCAGCCCCATTCTCTTTACCTACTAAGAAGTAATTACCATTGTAATCCTCTACCCAAATATGTGGACGAGCTATTGCAAGAAGTCTTATTTCATCCTGAGTATCTTTATCTAAAAAAGTAAAGTTAAGAGTAAGGGTGCTTTCATAAAAAGTAGTACCATTGTCTCTAGAACTTGTTACAGTAGTTTCTAAAGATGAATCACCTTTTAAATCAAACTGATAAACTGTAGGAGTACCTGTAATAGCTGTAATCTCAAAAGAAGTAATTGTAATAGTCCCTAATCCACCAAAATCTGTGAAATAAACACTTTTTAAACCACCTACCGCTGATTTACAAGGTACCGTTCTACCATTAGTTAATAAACAAGCCATACTATAAAGTTATTATAAAAAGGGTAGCCTAAACTACCCCTCTTAGATTAGTTATTATGAATAGTAAACAATATCTGCCCCTACTCCGATTTGACACCCTGCTGTGTAACGCATAATTACTCGGACATTTTGTGATCCGTCTTTGTCAGCCATATCAATAAATCGTACTTCCGTATGATCTGATAAAAGCCCGGTACCAAAGAAAAGATTACTTTTGTAAGTAAGAATCATTCTATCATTACCCATTCCATTACAAATAAATACAGGAATACCTTCAAATGTTAATTGAGTACCATTAGAATACCATCCCGTACCTTGATTGTTGATACCCGCTGCACCTAAACCAGATGTGCCAAAACCGCCCAAAGCTCTAATATAAGCTCGAGCTATATTATTTGATACATAAAGAGTAATGTCAGATTTAGCTAAAGATGCAACATTCGCAGCATCAACTACTTTACCCATTTCTGTAATTACATTAGCTGAATCAACAGCAGTACCTGCAACATCAACTACATCTCCATCAGCTGCACATAAAGCCTGAAAACCATCAAAGTCATCAGCGCCCGCTGCACCATTCCAGATAGAAGTTTCTGTAGCATCTGCTACTTGAGCAGCTACTCTTGAAAGCACATACTCCTCGAAAGAAGCTGGAATTTCTGAGTAAGCCGAGAATCCCATCTCAACAGCCTGCCATTCATCTCTAAGTTCTTTTTTACATAACTGAGCATTAGCTTGAAGTTCTTTAACCTCTAATACTTTCTCTGTTAAAGTTAAAGTAGTAGTAGTGCTATCAAAATCACAAGATGCACCTTTTACTACATTTGCCCAAGCCCCTACCTGTAATACAGATTTGAACTTTACGTTAGGCATGATTGTAATCGCTCCTGCGTCTAAAGTAGAAGCTGATAACAACGCTGCGCCTATAATTTTACCACTAAATTCACCTGAGTAAGTTCCAGCGGTATAAGTTGGATTTGCCATTTTTAATTAATTTTAATTATTATACATTTTACTTAATACACGATCTAAAGAAGATTGCGCTCTTTTGTTCGCATACTTTAGATTGATTTTTTTGTCTTCCACTTCTGGAGTGTGAGAAATAGGCTCTGTCGCTGGGGTTTTTGATAACTCTTGCTTAACTTTTTCCTCAACTTTTTCAAAATCTTCCTTTTCGCCCATTTTAGATTTTAGATCTGCAATAGCGTCTTCAAGATTTTTAATTCTTTTTTCCATGCCTTTCCAGTCATACACTGCAGCTTCTTCATCCATTTCTTCTTTCATTTTATCCTCTTTTTGCGGTACGTCATCAGATACAACTCTGTAATCAGCAATAATGCCTTCTTCTTCAACAACAAGAAGTTTGCCGTCTTCCATAACGTACTCGCCTACGGGCATAGCTACTTTTTCATCATCTGTTAAGATAAAAATTTCATCACCTTTTTTAAATGAACTTGATTCTACTAGTGTTCCGTTTTCAAGTTTAGCTTGCGCCAACTCTACTTTTACCTCCTCTGCAACTTCTTCTTGAAGTTCAACCGGAGTTTCTTCTATTATTTCTTCCCCAAGGAAAGTTTTAATATTTTTTAAAATTTCTGTTGCTTTCATATTACTATAACGATTATTAATTTATATTTGTGTTTTTAATTATGTAGTTTTGGTTATATTGCCAATTCCTTGATTTATCATATCGCCTTTACAACATTCAACAGAGTATTCATCTCTATCGGCGCATAAACATCCTCTGCGTGATCCTTTAGGGCTTGTTCTACTTGGCGTTCTAAATTTTTTCATCTTCCTTGTCCTCTATATTTTTTTTTATATCTCGTTTGTCCTACACTCGCATTTTTACTATGTGAGTGAGATTTACGTTTTGGTTTTACATATGTTCTAATGACCTTTCTAGCCATTATTGTTTTTTAGGGTGACCCTTTGGTAATAAGTCAAAATCTGTTGTATACTTTTTATTTTGAGGCCTGCCATTTTTAACTAAATATAAAAAGGCATTTACTCTGGCAAAACTCCATTGAGAAGCACTTTTTACTCTTGGGCTGTGTGAAACATTAAATGCGCCTAAGCCTCTTTGAAATACAGCCTTTAACATTCCTACATTTACACCATACCCTAATTTTTTTTTATATCTTTCATTAAATTCATCTGACTTTTTTTTTAAAGTTGCTTCGTCTTTTTTTGATACTTTAGCACCTCTTGTTGTTGAGGCGTCCCCTTTTGCTGTTCCTTTGCCTTTAGGCTTAGGATTAGGGGTATTCGATTTTGGCGCTTTAGGGGATTTTTTTATACCACCTCTTTTTCCTACTTCAGCCATTTTTACACACTTGCCATATACTTTTTTAAAACCCTCGGGGCATTTTTTCATATCTTCTTTAATATGTGTTTCACAAGGCATATACCAAGTTTTTCCCTCAAAATCGTGAGTATGAAAACCCTTGCACCCTATGTTCTTTGCCATTTCTTCAGCTTTCTCTTGTGTTGAGTAAGCTAATCTATCATCTATTATTGCAAAATCCTCATTAATAACCATAGAAGCTAATTCTATTTCGCCTAATTCTTTAAGTTTAGATTCTGACCATCTTAACCCCGCTTTACCACCCCATAATAAGTAAGAAATAGTACCGCACGCTTCTTTATCTGATTCATTATAATATTCTTTTGCTCTACTTAAATACGAGTACATTCTTTTAATTGTTTCTTTAGAAATCGGTTTGCCTTGCGATAATTGTCTAGCCCGTATTTTCCCCACTTGTGTTGCGCATTTATTATTTACCTTTTCATTTAAATTTATACCTCTTTTAGCATTATTTTTAAGTGCTTGAGGGTAATCGCTATAAGATTCAAATTCTCTTCTTTTACCTTCTTTTAATCTACTGTCTTCTTTTATTATTGATCTTATATCTCGGAGCATTTCCGCTGCCTCTTCTTCTTCAAAGTCATTTATCGGCTCTTGTGGACGCTCAGCTTTATCTGCAAAATAACCTTCTATACTAAATCCTTTTACTTTGCCTGTTTTTACATATTCGTCCCAAACTTCATCAGAGTTTACTTTTACTGCCCCCATCCAAGTACCCAGGGGCACATCTAAACCGTATTTTCTAGATTTATCGTGTACTTCATCTTCAACAAGCCAAGATTCTACTAAAGTTAATCCTTTTAAAGTGTGCTGATGTTCTAAAGTGGCATTATTTTGTTTACCATTCATTAAATAAAGCTGAGATGCTTTCTCTATTGTTTTCTTTGAGAAATATATATAATATTCTTCCTCTCCACTCTTTCTGTATATTGGTTTATTGGGTACTAGTAAAGCTCCCATTAAGATTCGTTTCTCGCTAGATACTTCAGCAAGTTTAACTTCTTGAGATTTTAAAGTAATAAAATCCTCTTCAATAGCAGGTGCTTCGACTAAAGAAATAGCTTCTATTCCTGAAAAAACACCATCTCCTAAAATTAGTTCTATTATCTTCATATTATTATAACGTTTAATTTATTTTTTTTGTTTATCCTAAAGTTGCTCCTGTTATTATATTCCTTTCTAGCTCTTGAGCTGTTGATACATCTCCACTAACTACATAAGCTTGTATTGGCGTTTGTTGTTGTTCTCCTAAAGCTGAAGCTAGTGCATTAGCTCCTCCACCTCCTGCTAAGTTAAATTGAGGAGGTATTGATTCTGCTACAGTTGGACTTGAAATTGATGGTGCCGATATACTTAGGCCACCGCCTGCCCCTCCCGCACCTGCTGAAGCCATAGATGCAGCTTGTTTAGTTTTACCTACTGCTTGTTTTACTGCTGATATAATTCCTACCGCCTGAGCTGCATAAGCTATTAATAAGGGTATATTTTGAGGAAAACCTACTTTAGCGGTTTCTGCGGTACCTGCTGCTACTGCACTACCTGCTTTAGCTCCATCTACTGTAGCTTCTACTGCTGATTGTTGAGCTTTAATTAAAGTTTTCTTAACCTCTAATATGTTTTCCCTAGCTGCTAATAATGTTTTAGCTACTAAGATAGCTTTACCTAATCTACTCTCTTCTCCTGCTAATCTTACTGCTGTGTTAAAGGTTTGTTCTCTAATTGCTATTTTTTGTGCCTCTATCTCTTTCTCTCTTTGTAATCTAGCCTCTTGATCTGCCGCTGCTTGAGCATCAGCTTCTTTTTGCTTTTTAGTTCCCTCTTCTTGTCTAGCTTTTAATAAAGTAAAGGTTTCCTCGCTTACAAAACCAACTCCAGGTATAAAGAAATTATCTTCCGCAAATTCTTTTTCTGCAGCTTTACGTTCTGCCAATATAGCATTCCTTTCAGCTTGTTCTTCTCTTAAAGCAGTTGTTATTTCTGCTGTTAATGCTTTTTGTATTCTTAACCTACCCGTTTCTAGTTCTGTTAATCTAGCTTTAAGCATAGCCTCTTCATCTAAATCTTCTTTTGTGGATTTTGCTAAAGCGTTTTCAGCCTGCTTTGCTTCAAATCTTAGTTTAGCGGCTGCTATTTCTTTTTTTGTTATTTCCTCCTCTATTCTACCAGCTTCTTTAATAGCTTCAATACGTTCTTGTACACTTACGTTTTCTTTATCAGCTGCTTTCTCCCTTAATTCTGCTACTTTACGATTTGCTTCTGCTCTTTCTGTAATTAATTTACGTTCCTCTATATCAGCCTTAGCTCTCATATCAGCTAATTCTCCTGCTATCTCTATTTCCTTTCTGGTTTCTTCACCAAAGTTTTTAATACCCTCTGTTACTTCATTTAATGCTTCGCCTGCTGCTTTAAAGTTACCTGTAAAGACATTAAACATAACATTACCAAAATCACTAACAATGTCTATTACATTTCCTGTAACAACGCCTATTTGAGTCATTAGTTTAGCAAATCTATTTTGCCCCTCTTCAGATGTTTTAAACATTGTAACAAGTGATCCTATAGCTAAGACTAAGGCACCAATACCTGTAGCTAATATTGCTACCCTTAAATTCTTAAAACTTTTTACTACATTACCTAAAGTACCTCTTAGACTTTTAAATTTAGTAATAGCCCCACCTGTTGTGCTATCTAATATATTCCCTAATTCCTCTTGAGATTCTGTAGTTTTATCTACTTGCTTTTCTAACTTAGAATACTCTTTCTGCATTTCATCTAAGTTAGCTACAGCCTCTTTGTATCTTAACTCAAAATCTATATAGACTTTCTTTGCCATAACTGTTCTTTTATTTGTTTATATCCCTCTTTTAATGTTTGTGGTATTTTATATTTACCTTTTGCTATTTTTATATTTTCAGTTTCAGCCTTTGCATAAGGCAATAACTCTATTATATTTCTTATCATTACGTTAATACACTTTCTGTATAAGTTGCTGTTTTAACAATTAGTTCTAATTCTGATTTTCCTGTTGTTAAATTCATTCTTATACTATTTATATAATATTCCTCGGTACCTATTGTTATAATATCATTTAGCTTATAGTTTAACATAAAGCTTATAGGTAATTGTGCTTTTACTTTTACTATCCTGTTTTTCTTATCAAATGTTTGTACTATATACTGCTGATAAAACCTATTAAATAAATTATTAGTATTTACAACAAGGTTATAAACATCATACTCATTATCGAAACTTAAAGAGTGGTTCTGATCTACTGATATGTTTGATGGTGCATTATAAGTGCTAAAAGTACCACCACCCACTATAGGATCACTTGATGTTAAAAATCTATTAAAGAAAATATAAGGTTTCCCTAAAGCAGGTTTACTATCTGCATCTACCCACCAACCCATAATATTACCTGTAGCTCTCAATACAGCAGTAGTTGTATTTTGTATATTAAACAACGGGCTTCTTTGAAAAGGTAGTTTTTGTTCAAATGATTGTCCATCATATTTTTCAGGAGCTGAATAACTTAAATCAGCAAACGCTTTACTAAATTTATCTACATATTCTAAACCAGTTTTAGTGACAGGATCAGAGTATTTAAAATCTATTCTACTATATGGTATGGATCTATCTATTGTAGAATCATTAATGTCTATGTATTTAGTTATATCCCTTGTAGTACCTGCTGACATAAAGTTATCAAAAGTCTCTACATATATTGTACTGCTATCCAGTTTAGTGTAAGCTACCAAATTAAACATCTTAAAAAGTCCTGTAAGAAAATCTATAATTTTCATTTTAGGTAAGTAATCTTGTATAAATATACTATAACCCAAAGTGAAACCAGCATTACTATAATCGTGGTTTGTAGCTACTCCATTTACTGTTTTAATAATTCTCATAGCCTCACTCCCACAAACAGTTAAAGCTGAGAATACTTGCACGTTTTGATCTTCTATTAAAAATTGGATGTCATATATTCTTTGATCTAAAGTGCCGCTTGTTAGATTTGTAAGCGTAATAGTTGTAGTAGCTGCTGGATTGAGTGTTACGTTATCCCTATAAAACAATAGCTCGTTAGTTGTTATATCTATAACTTTTAATTTACCAAAAAAAGATGTGATGCTAGGATCTAATCTTACCCTAATACTATAAGTTTCACCTGCATTTACAGTAAGTTTACCACCTGATAATACATCACCACTACCACACAAATAACTAAAATCAGATAATGTTAGTTTTTTATTTCTAGTGCTAAAGTCAATACCACTATATGATTCATTTGCACCAGCCTTACTTGTTTTCTCTCTATGCAACCACAAATAAAGCCCATCAAACATATCACTACCAAAAAAAGATTTAGTAGTCGCTGTAGCACTTTCTAATACTATAAAATCATCATTAACTTCTGTAATTACATTATCATTATTCTCTGCAAGTACAAAGTCATCAGTAACCTCATCTGACATATTAAAAGTAATACCATATTGTGTTTGTATAGCTTCTATTATTAGCTTTAGCTTTATAGCAGGTTTTAACTCCTTTTTAAGATTAGCAAAAGTTACATCATATATATTAGGATCTGAGGTAGTTCCGGTATTAAATATATAATAGTTTTGTAATGTAATTAAAGGTAGAACCACATTCCTATTGGAGTCGTTTGTAGCTAACACCCCCGAGCTTTGTAAACCGGTTTCTAGTGCATGAAATAAATCATCACCATTATAATCTAAATCATAAGTGCTTAATGGGTTTAATGAGCTTAAATCTTCATTGCCAAATAAATCATTAAGGTTACTAGGCTTTCCAAAAAATACTACTTTATAAGAATAAGGTAAATTGTTTTTCATTCCTACCCCATCTAACCTTATCTTACCATTTTTAAAGGGTACTTGATTTATTTCGATTCTTGCCTCTACTTGAAACCTAGCATCAAATCCGCCTGTAATATTGTAGTTATAATAATGCTGAAATAGCTTGTTGTTTGTTGCTGAGGCAGGTAGATTAAAGGTTTGTGAGAAAGGCGTAAATATCTTACTTATATCTAAGATGTTTTGTAAAGAGTCAGTAATATTGATAGATTCATCTTTAAATAAATCAACTCTTGTATCTGCAATAAATAATTGTATCTCACGTTTCATTAAATAATGTTATTAATAATATCGTTAGCATCTTCTACATCTAGTGTATATTGTACTAGTTTATCGTTTACAGATGTTTTCTTTGTTAATGAATTAGTAACAACTGTAACAGGGTGCCATTGTTTAGTAACAAAAGCATCTCCACTTGGTGTATCGTAATAGATCCATACATACTCACTTAACATTATATCTTGTATCACATCATTATAAGCAGTTAATATATAGTTAGTGTTTAGTGAGAAACGCTTTCTACCATTCTTATTAAAGGTTAATATCTGATGATCCTTTTTGTCATAAGAACTAGAGGATTGTGTAAATATATTTCTTTTAAACGTGTCACTTTTTGTAGTTATACTTTCTACATTCTTTAAGAAAAAATAAAAATCTTGTGGAATACCTGCTTTATTAATAAACCTCATCTGTATAGCATCATACTTAGGATTACATATTCTCTCAATAGTCCAAGTATTATTAGTGCCAACAACTGTTGTAGCTGAGGTGCTTATAGTGTTTTTAGTTAAAGTTCCTCCTGCCCATTCATAAGCAAATGAAGCTGTGTTATCCGGTAAATAAATCGTTTCTGTACCGCCGGTATTTGTTACTGCATCATCAGTCGTATCAACATCTCCATAACCTTCCCAAAAAGTATTGTAGCCATAATAGCCAGTATGTGTTACTGTTGCTGTTGCTAATTGTGTGCCTCCAGCATCTACCGCATCATAAGCATACCAGGTAGCACTTATAGAAACTGTATCTATATCATCTCCTGTTGCTCCACCATAATCAGGCACATAGTAATCTTTTGCTAAAGTAGATAGTTCAAATACTGTTCTATTATTTGTAGCATTTTTTACTATCGTGTATCTTAGTGTACTATCAATAGTCAACTCTAACTTTGCTGATAAGTGTGTAGCTGTTGTTACATTTAAAAAATAAGGAGTTCTTAGTAATATCGTTGCCATAATTAGTTTTTATTCATATTCTCAGGAAAAAATCTCTCATCTTGTTCTATATCAAAGACAAACGCCTCAGCTAGTTCATCTGGTATATATTTAAACGCTCTTTGAAAAGGTTTAGTAAAAAAGAAACTAGGCTTTATTCCTCTGTTATATATATTACTTGCTATTACATATCCCATACTATCATAACCTCCTTTAGCAAATTTACCTGTAGGTACCTTTTTCCCATTTACTATTTTATATTGTCTAAATCTTAAATTTTTAGCTTTTGCAAAGGCTGACATTCTTTGTGTGAATTGCTCAAAAGTTCCTCTTCTACTTCCTGATCCAAAGCGGTAAGGTGAATTAGGTGCTTGTTGTTTCTTTTTTTTTGAATTAGGTGATACCTTACTAGGATCATTACCCTTTACACCTAAATCTACAAAAGGTAAATAATCCTCACCACCAAACAATAAATCTGTACTATCTTTATATTCATTGATTTTATAGAAAAGACTATCATATAATTCTTTTGTATAATTCTTTTTTTCTCTTGTAAGATTAGTTCTAGCCTGTTGTATAACATACTTAGCAAACTTGTTTAATATTTCTTTAGTATCTTTTAGTCGCATAGGTTTATATCGTTTTGTACAAAGACATCAAAAGTACAAGTTACACCTGCCATCTCATTCTCAAATCTTTCATAAAAGAATTCACAACTAGCATCTCCTGTTAATTGATATTTATTAAAATGTATAGTGCCTTGCCTTAATGCTCCTACTAATCTGTTTACTACTGCTAATTGTGTATTAATAACATCTTGCTCATTATCATTACCTCTAAATATATCAGTAGTTTCTTCTTTGCTGAGGTTTACTAAGTCCATAGCTAATACACTTATATTAAATTGTAACACCTCTTCTGTTATTGTAACACTGTTTATTATAATATGAGATAAAGGAAAGATTGTTTGTTTAGATAAATCTATCTCTGTTATATCACCTGTTGTTACAGTATTAACATTATTATCAGCTAATAACTGATCCTTTATAGTTTGTGTTATTTGATAATATCCTCTTACCCCTTGATTACTCATTTATATTTCTTTTTTTTCTTATTGTTATGTACAGCATAGGTAGTGCTGCTAATATGATAAATGTAAATAGATTTAGGTGTAGCTCTCCACAAAGTCCTAATAAGTGTTTAATAGTTTCTATCATTTTTTCATTTTCTTTTTAATTTGATTAGCTTCATAGTCTGCCTTATCTTTCATATAGCTTAGCGCATATAAACATTCGTGCATACTTAGCTTAGTGATATCTTTAAATCTTCTAATATCCCCTTGAGCGAGTCCGTAAATTGATTGATACCACCCCCATTTTCTTCCAAAATTTGCCTCTGAGCTGAGTTCATCTCCCCCTCCTGTAAATAGCTCAGCATAGTTCTCGATAAGTCCATCCCTAAATGATAAAAAAAAACAATAGAGCCTAATACTGCATCCATTGGCATATCTTTCATTAAATCAGACTTATCACCTTTGTATTCTTCTATTAAATACTTATCGCTGTATCTTTGAATAATAGGGCGGTATAAAACACCCATAGCTTTCTCAATATTATCAAAGTCACCTATATAAGTGTCTAAATCTACATACTCACCAAAAGTCATATCTTCAATATTAGGTATAAACCCATAATCTACTCCATTCATAGTAAACTCTTTTACGAGTGGAGGCGTTTCTTTAAACATCTCTGATAATACGTTAGTAATATCTCGTATGCTAGTAGCCTTCATCTTTAAAATTAAATCTGATCTAATACCACAAAATATTTCAATCATTTTGATAGCTAGAAAAGACTCATCATCATTATTATCTTGTATCTTTAAAAACTTTTGATACTGAGCTAAAGTTATCTCGTTAAGAGAATTAGGCACTATTACTTCTTTTCTCATACTTATATAACGTAAAAATAAAAAGTTTTGGAAACTATTGAATTATGTATTTTCCTTTGTTGGGATTTTTTAATTGCATCATTAAAGCGTATCGTGCCGCATCAATACAATCAGGATGTAAACCTGTAGGTTTTTGTAAATTGTTACCTTCTTTGTCTTTGTCCCATACATACCCTTGTAATTCTTTAATAAGGTTTTTAGACTTTGAGGTTACATATATTTCATTTTGATTAATTAGGTTAATACCATAAACTATTGAATCTTTACCTTTTGTAACAGGGAATATTCTATGCCCATAATTTCTTAACTCTTGTATTGACTTAGGCTCTGCACTATCTGCGTATATGTGTTCTTGTATATTGTTTTGTTTTATGAAGTAACTTAAATCTCTATTTAACATTCCCTTACGATATAGTACCTCATCAAATATATAAGCATCATTCCATTTATATAATCTTATTATAGTTGAGGGATCAACACTATAACCAAAGTCAAGCCCGGCACATAATAACCTAGCTTCTTGTGGTATATTGTCTATAGGTTTCCAGTCAGGAATACATACGCCTTCTAAACTACCTATTTGCCCTAATCCATATACCTTCCACCAGTTAGCCCAATAAGTAGATGTCTTAGCTTTTACTTGGGCTTTCTCTATTTCTTTAATTATTGATTCTGGTAAACTGTCATTGTCTTTATAGGTTAATGTTATAAAGTTTGCGTCTTGCTGCCCTATTAATTCTTTGTCAACCCAAAATAAGTTAGCCGGGTTATAGTCAAGCCATATATTACCTGATGTTCTAACTGCTAGTTGTTGATAAGAATCAAAGCTAACATTATTGCACTCATTAATAAATAAATCTGTTCTTCTAGCTCCTCTAAGTTTATCTGGTTGATCTGTGCTAAAAAACTCTATATAACTACCATTGCTAAATTCGTATTTTAAAGTGCTTTTGTTAAACTTTCTATCATCATACCTATTCAGCCCCTTTAAGATGTTTAAGAAGTCTTTTAAAGCACCTCTGCGTAAGTGTGGTATTGATTCGGCTACTATGCTTATTTCTTTTCCTTTATGTCTTATTGCATAATCAATTAGAATTGCTATTATAGCTATTGTTTTACCTGCTGATGATCCTCCTCTGATTATACGAACTCTTTTGTCTAGTTCTCGTAGTTTGTTAAGTGCTAAAGTTTTGGTAAGCTGCATCAATCAATAAATAAAGGCACATCTTCGTTTATGTGTATGTCCTTTGTTTCTTTTGGTTTGCCTGCTACATAATTGTAGTATAGTTGTACATATTTAAAGTCGCCCTTTTCTAAACCCTTTTTAAGGGCTTCAAATGCTAAAGGCTCAAGTGGTGTAAGTTTCTCTATTAGTTTTACTTCTTCTGCTTTAGGTTTTCTACCTGCAAAGCCTTTAGTTGAGTGTCCTCCGTTATTCTTTCTACGATCCATAAAAGATTAATTTAAATTAATTAATTAATTATATAACGCTAATCTTCAAGATTTTGTTTCAATACTACAATCATACTATCGTGCATACCTGTGTAAGGGGGATTGATAAAGTTTCTTTCTTTCCAGTCTATTTTCAGCCCATCCCATTTATTTGTATTGTGGTTTATTGGACAAGGATCAAAATTAAAATCAAACTCATTATTTAACTTGTCATAAAGTTCTTTAGGCGTTTCCCAATTGTCGCTATGATTTAGGCTTCTGTTTTTCATCTATTTTTTTTTTAATCTCTATAATCTCTTTAGATATTTTATCTATCATTATATATAGATTAGCAGTTATTCTTTCTATTTGTGCTATCTTTTGTTTATGTGTCCATTTTTTATCTTTCATTCTGTGCCCGCTATTATATGATCTTTACTGGTATTAATTTTTTTTGGTAAGCTATCTATTAATTTTAAAACTTTCTTTAAATCTTTTTCTAGTGTATTATCTACTATATGATTTATTAAAGCTTTTTGAAGTTTTGATTTATCTGCTAATATTAATAAGGTAAGATCAAAATATTTATCAAGAAGAGGATTATATCTTCTATGCGTTTCGTAAGACCTTAAACTATATATAGCAGTAGCGTGATCATAGTTTTTACCATTATTTATATAAAAATTTTTTATTTCTTTAAATTTCATGTCACAATGATGCCTTAACATAAATGTAAGTAAAGATCTTATCTCTATGTTTTTTCTTTTACGCGTATTTTCAAATGGGTTTATACCAGATAGTTCTTTAATATATTCTGCTATTTTTTTTGCTTCTATCATAATGTTCCTTTTATTATATATTCATTTAACTCTTGCTCTTGCTTTACAAAAAATGTTTCATATATTTTTAAAGCATACTCTACTTTATCTTTACCTGAATTATAAAACTCTTTACTCACATCATAATATCCTAAGTCGCCTGAAGATTTATCAATAACAAAGAAAAAGAATTTATCATAAGAAATTTTAAATATTGAACAGTATAAATAAACTTGTACATCATAAGAATATTTACGGGCACTATAAGGGAAGCTTTTAAGATCACTTGTTGTTTTCAAATCAGCCACATAGTCTGCTCCTAATATATCTGCTTTAGCACGGAACGGATAACCGTTAACTATATCAAACCCGGGTTGTTCAAGCGCTGCGCCGTATGTTAATTGTTGCCATATATCATTTTGTAATAAAGCGTCTACTGAATACATTGCTTTATCATATTCTTTTCGTGTAAATACAAATTGATCGCTACCTACTTCTTTTACTTTATCTTTGTATGCTTTTGTTACAGCTGATTGCACCTCAACTATATGGCATAAAGACTGTAACTTATCCGGCTCTAATGCCGCTAAATGTATTAGCCTGCCCATTTTAAAAGCGCGGGAATCTGTTGAAAAGTTTAAACTTCTTGCATAACTTTTAGGCGAATCTAATAAATATTTAATAGCTGAAGAACTTAAAGCGTGTTTTCCTAATTCGCCGTAATAAAAACTATCATTATACATTTTTTTTAATAATTCATCTTTATTATATAGTTGGCCATTTAACAATTTAATTGTTTGTTTTCTTTTGCTTTTTTCATGTATACTTTTTAATTCTGATACTGTTATGTAGCAAGAATCAGTATTATGAAAAGAAGGATTAATACAAACATTTAATTGATGTATTTCATCATGTGATTTAAAAATATATTCTTCGTCTTTTATTTTTATTTTTACTCCGTTTTTAGCCCATTCCGCAAATGCTATTTTAGGCGTTTTAAATGTTATATGTTTCCATGATGGTTTTTTAGCGACTATTCTCATATTTAATTTTTTACAAATGTATTATTAATTATCTTTCCTTTTCTATTTTTTATTTCTTTATAAGCTAAATCAATTGCATCTTCTATTTTAAATCCTGCAAAATAACTTAATGAAGTCAGCACCACTACTATATCGCCTACAGCGTCTTTTATTTCTTTTTTATTACTAGTTAAGATTGCCTCGGCTAATTCCCCTGATTCTTCTTGCAATTTTATATATTGTGTTTTTATATCCCCTTGATCCAGAATGTTTTTTTCTTTTGCCCACAGGCGTATTTTATTAAAATAACTCATACTACTAATTTTGCTTTTATATAATCACCGCTTTTATAATTTTTTAAAGTATAATTATTATAATCACCTGTTAATTTTGGTAATTTATATATTGGTTGATTTAAATATTTTAATACTTGATTTTTATGATTTTTATAAATATGTGCGTCTGCTAAGTTTAATGCTAATTGACGGGGACATAGTTTTAATTCATTTGCAATAGTTTGTAAAAACAATGCTCCAAATATTATATCGTATGGCAGCCCTAAAAATAAATCTGAACTTCTAAAAGATATAGATAGATTTAAAGAATAGTTTATTCTAACAAAATTTAATTGTGTATAACAGCAGGGTAATGCTTGTTCGTGTAATTCTGACGGATTCCATAATGTAATAATTGCGCGTCTTGAATTATTTAATAATTCTTTTTTTACATATTCTATTTGATCTATTGCCCCGTTAAATTTTCTTATTTGATAGCCGTAAACTTTTCCTAAATCATTATTTTTTGCAAAATCATCCCACCAATATATATTATGTTTATGTAAATAGTTTAAGTCTGTTTGCCCTTCATATATCCATTTAAATTCAGCTAATGCTTTTTTAAAGAATATTTTTTTACCGGTTACAATCGGAAAACCTTTATTTATATTTATACTTAAAGATTTATTAAATAATTTATACGTATCAATGCCTGTCCGGTTTTCGCATTTAATTCCTTTATTTAAACAACTATGTAATAATTTTTTATACCTTTTTTCGAATTTACTCATATCCGCCGTTTTTAAATGAATCTAATGCGGCTATATATCCTACGCAGTCAAGCATTGTATCTTTCTTTATATTATATGCCATACGGCTTATTTTAAGAGCTATAAGGCATTTATACATATCTTCTGTTGTAATATCTTTATTTGTTAATTCTGATGCAACACGAGCGGCTTTAGTTATTGATTCATCGATCGGCCCATATTGCCTTTGCTTTTCTTCTTTGCGATTAAATATTATTTCATTCGCGTTAAGTAAAATATTATTATTATCCTTTGCCATTCGGTTTTTTATTTTTTAGATCTATAATTGTAAAACCATGTTTATTTAAAAGTTCTTTAGCTTTTAATAAATCATCATTTACTTTTTTTTTATTTTTCATTTGCTTTAATATTCTAAAATGCCCAAATGTTTCATTGTCTATAACCATTTTTTTGTAATTTAATTTTTAATTTTTTATTTTCACTTTCTGCTTTTCTTGCTCTTTCAATAGCTCTGTTTTTTGCTAGCCTATATTCTGAAAGTGCTTTTTTATATAATCGTATGTTGTTAGAGTATTCTTGAAAATAAAATACAACCCTGACTAAAGATTCAGACATCTTTTCTAAGTTCTTTGATTTTCTTTTATCTAATTGGGAGGAGACAATAGATGTCAAAAAGTTTAGATCGGTCCAAATCTCTAAGTCTTTAAGGTTATTTATCTTTTTAGCCACAGTAATCTTTTGTCCAACATTCAAAGGTTTCATTCCATACCATAGGTTTCCAATTAGGGTCAAGCTCTGACCTCCATTTAAACGTACCTGTTACTACGCAGTCGTCTAAGATTACTAATTCGTCTATAAGTGTTTTCATAATTATTAGTTTTATTTACTGCTAATATACAAAAAAATATTATATAAACAAATGTTAATTACTTTTTTTTAAAAATAGACGAACAAACTGCTATTCTTTGATTTGCATTTTTATATTCTGTAATCATAACACTGTTATTCATACATCTTTGCATAAAGTCTTTTCTTGTTTCGTTTTGTTTTGGTTTTGGTAATGGCATAATTAATTTGTTTTTTTATATTTTTTATTTATTTCTTCGATCCAACTTCTATATATTTTACCATTGCAAGTGCAAGGCTCAGAATATTTATGGTTATACAATTCAGAATGTAAACGTGCTACAAGTTTTATTTGTTGCCTGTTTAATTCGCTTTGATTTTTTCTATTTAAAAACTTTTCCCATTTTTTTCGGTCTTTTTCTACCATAGTTTTACTTTGTTTGCTTTTTCTTTTCGCTTGTCGCAACCACAATCATTGCCGTAAATTTTTTTAACAATCCATTTAATTCCCGTGTATGTCGTGATTTTTTCTATTAAATCTCCTAATCCCATTCTATATTTTTTTTTATTGTATTTTTAACATTCTTATATGTATTATATAACGAGGCGTATGTTATATTTGTTTTTCGTGATAGTTCTGCAATAGTTACCCCGCTTGATATAATTTCAAATACTTTGCGATCATACCAATAAATTGAATTTAAAATTTTATTTAACTCTTGCATTTTTTTTGATACATCAATATTTTTTACCTGTTCTTCTTCTTCAATTATATACTTGTTTAAAGCATCAATATCAACTTTTTTTATTTTTTTATTTTGTCTTAATAAATCTCCGTACAATGTTTTTAATGTTTTATATACATAAAAATAATTAATTTCTTCACCGTAATCAATATTTAAACCTTTCGATAATAATTTATCAATTTTTATATAACATTCTTGAACTATATCCTCAGCTATAGCGGGATCACAACCGAACGAAATAACATAGCGAATCCAAGTTTTATGTTTTTTAGCAAGCTTTTCGAGAGTTGTCAATTTTTAATTGTTTATTAGTTCGATATTTAATTAAATTATAACCACCTATTTCAAAGCCTACATTATTTAATATTGATTTAAACAGTATTGGTGATTCGTGACTTGTTGGTTTATATCCTAAAGACATTTCTTTGACTTTTGCTACATAGAGCCTGGTATACATCCAAGCATCAGGCGAGCTTATATACCGATGGCATATTAAAAAATCATCACAACGGTTTCCATTTACAGCGCCCCCCTCGCTATCTCCAATCGTTGGAGGAGGAGTCATACCCCCATATTCATGATTTGGAGAATGTTTTCTTCTTAACGCTTCGGTCACCGCATGAGCGCAGATCCAAGTTGATATATTATGCGTCTTAGAAAAAATACGAATATCGGTTAATTGAACGTAGTTGTATTCATAGCCGTTTGTGTTTCTTAAATCTTTCTTTAATGAATTTATAGGATCAATTAGCAACCCATCATAATCCCAAGCTTCTTTAACTTTTGTAGCTAACTTTAAAAGTTGTTTATAAGTGTATTGTCTGTTTACATCTACAAATTTAAAATGATTATATACAAATTCTTTTGATTGTTCGTAATCTGATTCCTGTATTTTATTTATCGGTTTGCCTTCAATAAATTCAATTAATTTTTTTATTAGCTGTACTGCATCATTTTCTGACGAAAAAACTAACCATTTAATATTGTGTTTTAGTGAGTATAGCAGCATAAGATAAAAAGTAAAATGTGTTTTTCCAACATTATTATGCCCGAGTATAAAATTCATATTTCCGGAAACAAAGCGGAATGAAGCGTCAAGTTCTTTATTACCTAACTTTAAGGCCTCTTTAACTTTACCTTTTCTAAAGTCGTTTAGTTTATTTATATGTTCATCGTAGTTTATAAGCATAAAAAAAGGGGGCACGAAACCCCCTATATTTTAAAAGTTAATTAGAATGGAAGATCATCTTCTCGGTCTGGTGCTTGGTCGTATGTAGAGACCTCTTCTTTATACTCTCTCACTCTCCATCCTTGTAAGCTAGTAAAGTAAAGAACTTGATTGTTTGCATTAGTCCACTCTCTACCTCTTACGTTGTAAAATACTTCTACATAGTTTCCTATTTTACATATAGGGTCGTCTAGCAATCCAACATTGTTTTGAGTAAAATCAAGAGCTACTACTTGTGGATATTTATCTATTGTTTCTAATACTAACTTTCTTACTCTAAAATTACCCTTTTCTTCTACTTCTGTTATTTTTTTTACTTTTCCTTTTATTGACATTTTATTCATTTTTATTTATTTACAAAATTTATTAATATTTGAGCATCACCGATAACTGTATGAATATCAGATTGGGGATTACCCCTATTAAAATCGACTGCTGCTTTTACCATACTTTGTCTTATAATAAGTTGATCTTTGCTTACGTTGTTTACTGTAGGTAAAGGATTATATTCTAACTTAGCTGTTTTGTATTCTTCATTGGTTACGTTGTAATCAACTAAATCCCCCACAGACTTTTTAAAATCTCCTTTTGCGAGAAAGTTATATTCTTTACCGTCATCAAATCTTACTTGATACTTGTTAAATACTCCCGAGGCGTTTGAATATTCGCCTCTTGGACTAATGTGTGTTATTTTTCCTTTCATTGTTTTTATTTAATTGTGTTTGTAATTGATTAATTTTAAATTCCATAGCTTGTATTCTTCTATAATACATTTCTATAAGTTGATCTTTTGGTGTTTCCATAATTTTAATTTTTATTAAAGTTATAAAAAATATTTTAAAAATAAACTATTGTTAGTAAAAAAAAAGAGGCTTACCAAAATAAACCTCTTTAAAACAAAGGAAAAAAAAACTATAATGTCTCTACTTTTTGTTTATATATATTTATCAAATCTAACAAATCTTGATCAGATTGTTTAATAATTTTCTTACTTTCTATTAACAATTGCTCTGCTTTATTAAACCCGTATTCCTTATTTAAATTAGCACCAAAAACATAAGTCTGCCCGTATCTCATACAATTACAAGCGTAACATTGCGGGCGGCAGTTGTCTTCTCTCCATCTCAAAATTCTACTTGATCGACTAATAAAATGTCCATTTTGCATACCCTCACCTTTCCAATATGCTTTTTTATTGCAGGTATAACATTCTACTATACCATTTTTGTCCGCATATTTACGCCTTATATATTCGCTAAATATAGCATCCAATTTTTTTATAAGAGTTTTTCTTTTAACTTTTTTCAAAGTTTTATTTTAAATTTACAAAATTTTTATATAATTTTATTATATATATAAATAATATATACATGTTGCTTAAACAACTTACTATATAAATAATATATATAAATTATATATACCGCTATTTTTTATTTATTGTTTTAAAGACTTTCTCGATACCTCTACTTCCAAAATAAAAAATAGTCATAGTAGAAAACAAAGATGTAATACTTGGTATGTATTGCTCTCTTATTTGAAACTCTCCTAAGTTACCATCAAAGAATATACAGCTCATATATAATAAAAACATAGCACCATAAGAAATAGGGCGTACTAATCTAGTAATATTGTGCTCATTGTCAGATTGTAGCCTTTTAGTTACCTCTTGCATCTCAATCTCATCTTGTTTTAAGAGCTCTAAGGCTATTTCTCTATCTTTCTCTGACATACTATCATCTTTGTCTAAAATGTTCTTTACAAGCCCTAATACACCATTGTCAGGTAAAGCTGTGCCTACCAAATTGACAATATCACTGCCTTTAGACAATAAGAATTTGCCAACTTTAGTTTCGTTAAAGCGTTTTTTACTCATAATAAAATCTCCATTTAAATTGTAATAATAAAACGTATATATTAATTTCTTCGTAATTAAATTCTTCGTTAGCAGGAAAATAATTAAATCCTAGATTAAGTCCATTAGGTAACAAAAGTATTATTTGAAAGTCCATTAATAAGTCCAGATTAAGTGTGATGGTTTGTCTTTGTCGATATCAACGTGTATAAACGTATTAGCTATTCCTATTCTGTTAAACCCTACATCTAAAAGAATATCTACTAGCTCAAATCTATCTTTAGAGTTATTACAGTGTATATCTACTGCAAGTCCTTTAAGGTGGCTAGAGTTTGGTGATGCTTTATAGCCTCTTGCTTTTAGATCTTCATTGTACTCTTTTGTTCTATAACCGCTTGTTATTTTTATAGGTTTGTCAAACTTTTCTCTAGCTAAGTCTAACATCTCTAATATTTCAGAATTCATATTTTTACCTGATCCTAACTCATCAGGGCTATCAAATTCTGTGTAATTAAAATATCTCATAATTTATAATTTAGTCCAACTTTAATTTCTTTTAGGTTTCTATCCCAATATCTCTGCAAGGTTACTTCTGTAAATACGCCTAATTTACCCCATCTAAACCCAAATACAGATCCGGCTGAATAATCTATCCAATCCCCATCTACAAAGTTATTATAAGAATATCTTTCATCTCCACTCATTAGTTGGTGTTTAGTTAGTATGTTGCCGTATAAATGCAACCAGAAATTCTTGTTATAGTGGTAAAAGTCTAAACCTGCAACTACTGCTAAATCCGCAAAGCTACCTATCTTAGATAGTTCCTCAGCATTGTAACGATTAACTACGTTTTGAAATACACCATTACGATAGTCAGCATCACTTGCAGCTATTAAGTTCCCTTGTTGGTTAAACCATAAATAATCATAGCCTAAACTTTCTCCTGTAAATGGATCTATCATCTCGTATAATTGATCTGTATGGTATTCGTAAGCAAGTTCCCACCAATCATTTTGCTCTAAGTATTTTTGAATAGGATTATGCCCATAGGCTTTCTGATAAGTCCTATATATAGAGCCAATACTTAAACTTAGTTTTTTACCAATTGGTAATCTAAATCTTAATTCTGCACTTTTATAGTCTATATCAATTAGCTCGTTCTTTTGATACTCACCTTTAACTAACCATAATTTAGCTAAATATCTAACAAATACTTCTTGATTTTCAAACTCTCTAGAAGCTTGTCTACCTCTTGAATATTCATATAAATACTCTAAGCCTTTATAAGCACCTATATTAGATTTTACAGATTGATTCTTTTCCGTACCATCATAAAACTTATTTCTATCCTCATATTGAAAAAAAGCTAGTTTTCTAATACCATAAGTAGCCATCATATCAGATGGATGTTTACGAGTAGTTTCTATTAGCTCATTATCTTGAGTAACTACAAATGTTTGTGGAGCTTGTATCGAGTTAGTTTGCGAGTAAGCACCATATATAGTAGAATACTTAAATACCTTTTTAAATATGTTATCTTTCTTTTTTTGACTGTTTGCGTTTATGCTTACGATAAGAGCTAACAATAAAATTATTAATTTCTTTATGTTTTTTTTCATAATAATATCCTCCTTTTTTTTTGTCTAATTGTCTATGATTTGTTTTGGGTTTATTTAGTATATTAATAGTTATTCCTGCTGTTACACCACCTAATACTGCTGAAAATAAGTCGTTTTTATCTATTGGTGAATTTATTGCGGCTGCATCTATAGTCTCTTTTACAATACCTATACCAATAGAAGCTGTTACACCATTCCAAAATGCTTTATTTTTATTACCTGTTTTTTTATATGTAAAATCATAAGCCATAGCACTAGCTGTAGATCCTACTAAAAAATGTAATCTGTGTTCTGGGTTTAGTTTTTTATCGTAACTCTGAAAGGGGATATCATTAGGTGCATTGTTTTGAGATAATGTAAAAAACGTAACTAGCCCTAGAATCGTTGTGATAATAATTCTTCTATATGCTCGTTTAATTCTTCTCTCCAATTTTCAGGTAGTTTTAATGTTATACCGCTTTCTATTCTTAACTCCTCCTCACCATCATTATATAAAACAATAGTAGGTAGGTATTTAATATCTTTAAATCGTTTAGGTGCTTTAGACATATATAAAGTTTCTATATTGTAATCCTTATAATCATCTAAAGATACCTGCTCAGCAAATTCTGCTGTATACTGAACTATCGAAATAGATTCAGTTTGTGCATTAATCACAGCCGTTACAAAAAGGGCAATTCCCGTTACAATCCATTTCATTTATTTTTACTTATTTGATACAATCTCTCATCAATCTTATTAAGTTGTTCTTTAATTTCTCCGA